GGATAATATGTGGCAACAGAGGTTCCGGAGAATATTTCTCCAGACCTTTCTGTTGCCTCATTGTCGGCATCTTCGTGAAGTACCGACTGGAATAGTGCAACGGGTGGTATAAAGCCCTGTTGACTGACCAACGTAATGGGAATGGTGTATAAGCATCGCGTAATGGGCATTTTCCATCCCGAGTTCAATACGGTGGGATCTGGACCTCCATCTACGTTACTCTGGTAATAAGAGGCTACGCTTTCTTGTACCCAGTCATATCCGTCTGGCCAGCGGACGGATAGGTTGTTTATTTCATATTTACGCCCGTTTAAAGTGTTAGGCGTGAAGACCCATTTGATATAAACAATGTCGGACGTAGTCCGAGTTTCTGTGTAATTAACCCCAACAGTGTATGGCGGCAGCCATGCAGGCTCTGTTCCGTTTGATTTAACAGAGTACGAATGAAATACATCGTTAATGTAACGGTCAATTCGCAATTGTTGACCAGATTTCCATTTGTCGCTTAACCCTAAGGTTATTTCCGTTCTATACACACCCGGACCGTTGACGTATATCGGTGTGAACAATATCATTGGCACGGGGGTTTGCCCGAGATCGGGTTCCTGCCAATGCGTTGTCGACAAGAAACGTTTTAACCCACTTCTTGGGTACGTACGTTCTTCGTTCGTGCACGAACCTGCGTATATGGGCATTACGTCAGTACTATTGTACACTTTGGTAACCGAAGGTGGTGGTACAATAGGGTCACCGCCAGCCCTTCTACGTCTGTCTGCTGCCGAGATACCTCCCGCTGCATCGTCGCTATCTGTGTCCGAAACACAATACGATGCATAGTCGTAGTTGAAATAATTCTTCATGTTTATTTTATGACTCTAATATTCGAAGCCTGGAGCACTCCAGATAGCATACTCTGCTTCTGCAGCTTCGAATCCTAATACTATGTCGAATTCTGGTGCAAAAAGAGCTGCACCTGCATACGCTGCAAATTCGACAGTCTCAGCCAGGGCTCCGCCAGCCATTAGGTTGACTGCCTCTGCTTCAGCGGCTTGGGCCGCGCCTGCTGCCCAAATACCTAAATTTTCTGTACCTATTAGTGCTTCTTGTGCTACAGTCTTTGTAGCCGCAATAAGACTTTTAGAAATTCCATACGTGGTTGCTGCCAAAGCCGCGACAGCTGCTGCCGTATCTGTAATTTCACGTTCAGCATTTGTTGAAAATTTCCTGATGTTATCAGGAACACTACTAATAAACTTAGTAGTATTAAGTAAGCCTTTGTTAACTCTATTGACACCTCTAGTTAACTTACGTAAAGGCTGGTGTCTGTTACGAACAACGGATTTGAATCCGTTGCTCGCATCTTGGCCTCGCCTAGTATTTCTTTTAATGAATCTTTTTACCATTTTATTATTTTATGCGGTCCTACGACGCTTACCACCAACACTACCAATTACCTGAGCAGCGCTTTTATTAGTCATGTTTTGCATGCTTGCCATGGTATCAAAACTTGGGATAATGGTGGTTTCCGATTGGTATCGGGAAAGTGCCGAACTAGTGTCATACATGACCTCTTGATTGGACACTAAGTGTGTTAGGATACGCGTGGGAGTACTGTCTGTCGCGGATGCTAGACGACCGTGCATTTTGATAAGAATACAGTCATACGACGTGTCAATGAGATCATGAACCATTTGATTCCATCTTGGTTCGTCCTTTATACCGTTGCGTAGGTGTTTGTATGATTTAGCAACATGATTAAACGGATGGTCAGTATCATGTGCTTTAAGCTTGAATTGATATTTATGAATATCTCGGAGTTTGCCTGTTACGTATGACGGATGTTCGATCATGTTACCGTCACCGCCGTAAATGGCATCTCCAGTGACATTCCATCCTTGTGTAATATCCGGAATTAAGAGTTGGTTACCAGCTGTACCGGACAGTTTCCATGCGTAATCGTTATCCATTTGATTGAAACGGATAGCTTCCCACCAACCATCATTTTCGTCATTGTTGTTAACAAGTGAGAAACGGACGGCTTGGGAAACTAGGCGCCATTTAGCAAGCATTTGATCGGCTCCTTGTTGGAGTGAGACGATGGGGACGTCTTCAGTGGATACATTCTCAATGAAATTGGCGTGGTTGGAGTATTGAACGGAACGAAGTAGTTCATCTAATTCTCCAATACCACCAGCATCTTGGTCACCTACTGACCAAGCTAGACATCCATTGTTTACTCCTGCATAGATAAGGAAGTTCATTCCACCCGTACCATCGTTTTGAAACTCACGGACAGCTTGGAGTTTAATACCGCTTGATAGGGTGCATTTACCGTCAGGAATCTTGGGGTTGGTAGTCGCGGTCGAGAAAGGGTCAAAGTATACAGCCGCTTGTTTCAAAGCAGCTGGATTTCTAGACGCGAGAGATCTACCAGCGTAAGTCCTTGTAGGACGACGTTTATAGCTACGTCTAGCAGTAGTTCGTCGTTTATAAGCCATTTTTGAGTAACTTTGAATTTATGAGAAGTTATTTACCAGGGGTCTTCTTTTGTGTCATTGATGCTTTCTTTAAAAGCCCTGAAATGAGTGTTATACTTGTTCTCTTCTTGAATTTCATCTTCAAGGTCATCCTTGAGTTTTCTTGTCTTCAGCGCCTTGATCGCATCGTCGACGGCGTTTACGTTCGACGACTTGGAAAGAAAAGGTGATGGTTCGATCGTTCGCTTCATTGTCATCGCGCAATCCATGAGCAACATCGCGTTGCTCATCAGGTCCTCGATTTCTTTTGTTGCTTCCGACAGGAGATTGGAAACTTCCTCTGCTAATAGCGGGAGGTCTTTCTGGGGACTTTCCGAATCGTACTGAGGTCGGGATGCCATTGTTAACTCTGCAGTGATTGCAATCACAAATACAACGAGAAGACATGAGTTTCGCATTATGGGAAGAATTGAAACGATACCTTTTAATGGAAACCTGAAACTCTGTAGGATTAAAACTTCCTACTTTGAAAACTTGACACCGTCAAAACTTGATGCCGACATATCTTGTACGTGGCACTAAACCTCCTACACCAAGGAACGAAACTTGATACCAACAAACATTTTACTGGTGAAATGCTGTCATAAATCATGTCTCGTGCTCGTTCTTGGTGCTTTACGTTAAACAACTATACCCAAGCTGATGTAGACCGCTTGCTTAACCTCGGCAACGCCGTTGGTTATTTGTTGTTTGGGCGTGAAGTTAGTGGTCCTCCTAACAACACTCCTCATCTTCAAGGTTTTGTTCAGTTTGATGAGAGAAAGCGGATGAACCAAGTCATCGCTATTATTGGCCAATGTCATCTAACTGTTTGTCGTAATGTCAATGCTTCAATCGAATATTGCAAGAAAGACGGTAATATTGAATCTATTGGAGTTCCTCCTGCCACGGGCCAGGGTACGAGGAACGATATGGAAGCTTTTAAAGACGCTGTTAAAGGTGGTGTGCTTAGTTTGAATGAAATTCGTGAATCACATTCTGATGTTTATGCTCGTCATCCTCGGTTTGTGCATGAGTACATGCAGCAACATGCTCCTGTCACACCGATGGAGATGCATCCATTGAGGCAGTGGCAACAAGAGCTCAATGTAAAGCTGAACGGTGCCGCAAATTCTCGAACGATCATATTTGTTGTGGATCCTATTGGTAATTCGGGCAAATCTTGGTTTGCTCATTACTATGCTTCTTTACACCCAGACGTGCAGGTAATGCTGCCTTCGAAAAAGGCTGACATGACCTATGCTTTGGACTCGACGTTGAGGGTTTTGTTCGTTGACGCTCCAAGGTCGAAGCAAGGTGAATTTATTCAATATGACTTTCTTGAAGATTGCAAGAACGGATATGTTTTCTCGCCGAAGTATGAGTCACGTCATAAGAGATTGCAGAAATGTCATGTTGTAGTGCTGATGAACGAAAACCCTGACATGGCGAAGTTGTCGTTAGATCGCTATGATATCATTAACATTTAATCTCATTAAACCGCCGGGGCCACCCTTAAAACTCAAATAACACCCTGCTAGCACTTCAATAGGAACGTATTGCCCTCGGCAAGCTCCCTCTGAATACCCCAAAAATGGCACCAATTGAGAGAATTACATACGAGGTTGCATCCAAAGGTTGGGTTTGTAAACATTTCACCGATATAATTCATCAAGCACCCCACCGGGTAGTGGTTGAAGATAAAGGTTATGTTCCACCCAAATGGTTTGAAACGATTTTAAAACATCATTTACCCTTTAAGGATTCAACGGATGTGTATGATAAATTCGACAATGTTGGTAAGGCGACAGGTGAAGCCAAGGTCGACTTGGAATGTACTAAAAATTTCGTGAGGAACGGAATTTTAATAGAGAAAACAAATCTTTGTGAAGTAAAGAAATGTGTTTTTGACGGAACATTAGATATGCCTATGGTGTATCTGTCGAGCAAAATACAACACATGATTTGTGCTAGACCAGAGAATGCATATTTGCTTTGCAAATTTGTCTATTCTAAAGATCCAGTCACTGGAAAATACAATGGATATAACATACGTGTTTATATTTTGTATTTTGACCCTCTCGGTGTTGTAGCGGAAGGCCGTTTGCTGAGAGCTCAAGAATTGAGCAACGAACGAAGGCATCGTCGGCATGTCGCCTCTATAACAGCCAAGGAACATGATGTTAAGTCATCGAAACAGCGTGTTAAAAGAATTGAACAAGAAATTAAAAAAGTCGAAAAAAATAAGAACCCAACATTGAAGGAAGAGAGAGAGTTGATCAAATTGAAAAGTCGTTTTCAAAACGCTCGTACTTCAATGAAGGTGTTCCAAAAAGAACTAGTAGAACTAAGGAAGGTGAAACCTTGAGTATTCGTGACCTGACTGGACCGAAGTGGCAAATACCATTATTACGCCACTTCGGTCCACGTCCAGTCTGGTCACGAGTGATTCATACCTACGTAGTGAATTATAGATGACTAACTCGTAGTGGACCGGTTCTTTATTTTTCTTTATTTTTTCTTTATTTTTTCTTTTATTTTCTCTGTCTTTAAAGTTTCTTTAGTAAGAAGAAACTTATTAAAGTATTATTCAGGTTACTAGGCGCGTTGAAGAGCATCTTGCAATTAGCCTTGTTAGCAACTCGAACACACTTGGTGTTGAGATGTTGCATATTATTCCCGTAAACGGGATAATATGTGGCAACAGAGGTTCCGGAGAATATTTCTCCAGACCTTTCTGTTGCCTCATTGTCGGCATCTTCGTGAAGTACCGACTGGAATAGTGCAACGGGTGGTATAAAGCCCTGTT